ATTTTGATTCACCAGTTAGCGTTACCTATTACTACGGGTTGGATTGGGGATTCTCACAAGACCCTACAGTGATATTAAGGGGCTTTATTGTTGGCAATGATTTGTATATTGATTATGAAGCTGGTGGTACGCAGGTGGAGTTAGACCTGACGTACAAGCTGATAGACACTATCCCGAATGCTAAGAATTACGTTATTAGAGCTGATTCAGCACGACCTGAGTCAATTAGCTTTGTAAGAAGGCAAGGCTACAGGATAGAGTCAGTACATAAATGGTCAGGTTCAATTGAAGATGGTATTGAGCATTTGAGGAGTTTTAAAACGATACATATTCACACACGTTGTATGGAAACAGCGAGTGAGTTTGTGAAATATAGTTACAAAGTGGATAGGCTGAGTGAGGACATATTGCCGACAATAGTTGACGCACATAATCACTATATAGATGCGTTACGGTACGCACTACAGCCAATGATAAAACGAAAGGGGAAACCTAAATTAGCAAGAATTATGGGAGCATAAAAAATGGGAATTGAAAGCAAACATCCGTACTACGTTGAGGCGAGTGACCAGTGGTCAAGAATTAGAGATTCATTTGATGGCAGTGATGCTATTAAATCGAAAGGGGTAGATTATCTACCAAAGTTAAGCGGTCAGGATAAAGCACAGTATGACGCTTATAAGCTTAGAGCAGTGTATTACAACGGTATCGAGAGAACGGTAAAGGGTCTAGTAGGCGCTGTCATGAGAGTTGACCCGATAGTTGAAGTATCACCCAAGATGGAAGAGTGGCTAAGTGATATTACTGGCACTGGTATTTCATTGAATGACTTTATTAGCTATATGTTGAGCGAGCAATTACTCACAGGTAGACAAGGCGTTTTGGTTGATAGGAATGAAGAACGCCCTTATCTAACAGGCTATAAAACAGAGCAGGTTACTAATTGGTTAGAAGATACGATTGTGCTTCAGGAAACATACCGCAAGGTAGACCCGAAAGACGCGTACAAGTCAGAGTACGATATTCAATATCGTGAATTAACTAAAGACGATGGTAAGTACGTGGTGCGTATTTGGCGTAAGGATAAAGGTGGGTGGAAGGTAGTTGATGAATTATTCCCAACTATGCGTGGTGATGGTTTAGACGGCATCCCGTTTGTTTCTATTAGTGGTGATGGTTTTAACTTAGAGCCTACTATGTCATCTTTGTTGTCGTTAGCTGATATGGGCTTATCTTTATACAGAACCTCGGCTGATTTAGAGCATGGTAGACACTTCACAGCATTGCCGACACCATACGTTACAGGTATTGATGTTGAAAGTGAATTAACTATTGGTTCAGGTACAGCGTGGATATTGCCCGACTCATCTTCTAAAGCAGGTTACTTAGAATTCACAGGTCAAGGCTTACAAGCGTTAGAACAAGCAATGGAAGAGAAGCGTTCATTCATGGCTAGTCTAGGCGCTCAATTACTACAATCTCAGAAGTCAGGTGTAGAAGCGGCTGATACGGTACGTCTACGTCAAAATGCTGAAGCGTCAACATTGGTCAGTACGGTTAAGACTGTTGAAAGAGCAATTACTGCCGCGTTAGAAGTGATGGCGCAGTGGGATGGCATAACAGGTGATATAAGCGTTAAGCTGAACACTGACTTTGTTGATACTAAGATTAATCCACAAGATATGACATCATTGATGGGTGCTTGGCAGTCAGGCGCTATTAGTCATGATACTTTCTTATTCAATATGAAACGTGGTGAGATACTTGAGCCTGATGTGTCTATTGAAGATGAAAAATCCCGTATTGAAGTCCAAGCAGGTGAGTTTGAGTAATGCCTTCAGTTAACGACAGAATATTAGATGAGATAACTGGTCATTCGGTTGATTTACAGAGACTCGAAGCTTCTGTTAAGTTCAAGATTCGTAAAGAACTAAAGAAGTTAGAACGTGGTCTTGTTAAGGAATTAAACGATTCTAATATGTGGGATGCTAAAAGGGAACAGACTAAGATAAAAAGGCTAAAGGAACTTTTAAAGCAAACTAAGGAGACGATAAGAAGCACGTACTCAGTTATTTCAAAAGACCACATCAAGACTTTAACAGGTGTAGCTGCTTTGGCTGAGAAGCAAGCGGTTAAATCTATTAATAAAGCTATTAATTTTGAATTAGCCTCAGTGACTATGAGTAAGCAAATGTTAAAAGCCATAGCTTCAGATACGCTATTTGAAGGCGCTCCCTCTAAAGAGTGGTGGGCTAGACGTAGTGAAGCGTTTCATGGTAGATTTGCCGATACTGTTAGACAGGGAATGATGCGTGGTGATGACACCAAGACTATTACTAGAAATTTAATGGGTACGGCTAAGAACAAGTTTAAAGATGGGGCATTAGCACCTAACTTTAGAAGTGCTGAAGCTCTAGTAAGAACCTCTATTCAGTCAGTCGCTAATGAATCAAGACTAATGACCTATGCCGATAATGATGACATTATCAAAGAGATTGAATGGGTGTCTACATTGGACTCAAGAACCTCAGATACTTGTAAAGCTTTAGACGGCTTAAAGTGGAAGAACCCTAGTAGAGAGCCTGTTGGACATAATACGGTATTTGTTGGTACTACTGCTCATTGGGGGTGTCGTTCTACTCAAGTTCCTATCACTAAGAGTTGGGAAGAGCTAGGCGCTAAAGGTGATTTTAATGAGATACCTGAAAGCACTAGAGCCTCTATGGATGGTCAAGTATCAAGTAAGTTAGGTTATGAAGGATGGCTTAAAAGCAAGCCTGAGAAGTTCCAGCGTGACGTGCTAGGCTCTACGAAGTTTGACCTATGGAATAAGGGGAATCTGAAGTTTACCGATATGGTGAATCAATCAGGTAACGCCTTAACTTTAGAGCAGTTGAATATTAAGCTGGATAAGCCTAAGAAGATTATTAAGACTGTTATACCAAATCCTGTACTTGGCTTCGATAAGCAGTTTGATGAAATGCTTACTGATATTACAGACGAAGCTAAACAGATAATAAATAAGTTTCCTAAGCCTAATAAAATTATAAAGGGAAAGGGTGGTTACAACCCATACACTAAGGAGATGCGAGCTACCCTCAAGGGTAAAAATACTGAATCATATAGAAGAACGTTATTACATGAGTACGGTCATCATTTAGACCGCGTTTTTCTTAACCCTTATAGAAAACAGTCTATTTATATGTCTAAGTATAGATTGGATATGGCTTCCAAGCGAGACGCTAGAGCATTAGGAATTGATAAAGGAATGAGTAGTCAGTCCGACAAAATGACGGAGTTACGTTTAAAGCTAACCTCGCTTGTTGAGGAGACCTCGTATGGTGGACGGAGAAAGCTAATACATCCTGTATATGGAAATATATCAGATATTATTGATAGCTTGACTATAGGAAAGTTTAGGTCGGATTTTGGGATGACTGGTCATGGTACGATTTATTATATGGAGGGTGGTCTGAAATCTCAGATGACTGAGAACTTTGCTAACTTATTCTTGCTTTGGTCGGATAATAAAGCTTGGGCGTTTACAAAAGAGATGTTTCCTAATCTAGCTAAAGAATTTGAAGTTATTATGAAGGAGGCGCTAGATGGAAAGTTATTAATCAAAGAAGTAGCAAATGAGTTTGTGAAGCCTGATTTTTCTAAATTGAATTTATCTCCAAGTGTAGAAAAGCTAGTAGAAAAAACAAAACAAAATGTTGAGGAAGTAATTGATAAAGCTAGGATTGACTTTATTAATGAATGGAAGGTTTATCATGGTGGCGATGCTAAGTTTGTTGCTAAACTAAAAAAGACAAACACATTCACTGTTAGAGCAGGTCATCAAAAAGAGGCGGCAACTGGTGGTAATAGATTTGGCTTATCAACATCTAAAGATTTTAGTATGTCTAAGGACTTCTCAACATCAACAGGAAAGGGAGATGTAATAGAGTTGTTTATTCACCCTGAAGCCCGTGTATTGAGACTTAAAAATAAAACTCTTGATGATTTTACTGAAGCAGAAACAAGAAGACTTAAAAAAGATTACGATGTAATTATTGATGAGGACAATGTTGGTGGTGAGATGGAGTGGAGATTACTAAATCCTGATGTTTTAAGAACTGAAGGGCAAATTAAAGGGTATTTCAACTTATTCAAAGAGGATGCTTTAAGGAGTGAGATTGTTGGCGTAGTTGCTAAGAAAGTGGTTAAAAAGGTTGAGAAAAAAATACAAGCAGGATTAGGTCTGTTAGACCGAACCAAGCTAAAGAAGTTGAAAGCAAAAGAGGCTGATAAGGGTCTAACTCTACTTGAGAAGGAAACGGTTAAACGCTTAGAAAAAAAAGAAGCTGACATTATTAAAAAATCAACAGCTTTAATTAACAAATTCATTTGCTCGTCTAAATCGTCCCATAAATACCCTATTACATTAGGCTCTACACCGTATTTTTCTTTAT